CCGTTTCGCCCACCACTCGAGCACGTCCTTGGCCAGGCCCCACATGCCGGCGGCCGTGAAGCTGACGCCGAAGACCGCGCGGGCCAGCTCGAGCGTGACCGGCTCCCCGGCCATGAGGGTCAGGCCGAACCCGCCGGCCGTCGCGAACGAGGTGTTCAGCACCCACCCGCCCGGCTTCGTGTCGTAGAGGAAGAACAGGGCCTGGTCGAGCGGATGGTCGTCGCGCAGCCACTCGTGGAGCCGCTTGCCGAACATGCGGAGCAGGGCGACGAGCAAGACGAGCACGCCGGCCGCGACCGACCCCCAGGCCCGGTGCTCGACCGCGTCGACGATGACCTTCACGAACGCCAGGGGGTTATCGAGGGAGCCTGCCGGGTCGGTGGCCGCGGGCTGGGCGAGCGCGCCGCGGGCGATGAGTACCACGCCGAGGACGGCGAGCGCGGTCCCCCAGGCGAAGGCGAGCCGAGCTCGCCGACGGTACAGGTAGATCTGCTCAAGCACGGTGGCTCCTAGGGGTGGGCGAAGTACGTCACGGGCAGGTTACCGAAGCCCTGCGCCAGTGTCCCGTGCGCGAAGTTGGCGGCTCCGGCCTGGGCGATCCAGATTCTCGGGCCGCGTTCCGTCTCGGCCTTCGGAGGCATCACGAGCGCGACGTGACCGGGTCGATCGGTGCCGTTCTTCCAGCCGACGACCACCGGACACCCAGCGTTCGCCAGCGCGCTCGCGATCCACGGCTTGCGCACGTACTCCCAACCGGCCTCCTTCGCCGTCGCACTGCCGAACCAGTCGATCATTGCGTTCGCTCGCAGCCGCGGCACGTCGAGCGCGAGCATCCGAAGCCCCTCTCGCACGAAGAAGTTACAGAAAGTTTCTTCGACGGCGTCGCCCGTCACGTCTCGCCTCGAGTAGCGGCGCTGCACCGCGAGGAAGTCGGCCGCCGCGTGGAGCGCACCAGGGCTCCGTGCCTCCGGCTTGCTGACGACCTGCAGGAGCACCTCCGTCGCCAGGTCGCTCGTCAACTGCGGCACGTTCTCGGTCACGGGGGGCCTCCGTCGAAGCGGGACGGTGGAGCCGGCGGCGGACCCTCGAACCTCTGGCTGCGCTTGCGCTCCATGATGGCTCGGTAGATGTCGCGATTCTCGAGGCGCTGCTCGTAGACCTCGGCGCGGAGCTGCGGCACCTGCTGCTCGAGCGTGACGACGCGGACCTTGAGGCCCTCCTGCCCGGCGTCGATGGTGGCGACCGTCTTCATCCGCTCGGTCACCTCGGCCTGCGCCTGCGCGCGGGCCTCCGTGCGCACCACCGACAGCGCGGCGACGATGCCGCCTGCGCCGGCTCCGCTCGTTACGATGGCCCCGACGACGCCGAAGACCCACCTGGTGATCCTGATGGAGTGTCTCATCTCAGCCATGCTGACGTTCCGGCCTGGGTCTGTCTTCTCGTCTGGTGGCTTCGGGGACTCCGCGGGCGGTGGCGTGGCCATGGCTCAAGGGTAGCCGCAGGAGACGGGCTGCGTCACTCCCCGCGCAGCCTGCGGATCGTCAGGTACGAGTCGAGGCCGCCAGCGACGAAGCGGGTCGCGCCGGCCGAGTCGTGGACGAAGCGCACGTCGACGGCGTCGCCAGCGATCACGGTGAGCGTGACCGTCTTCAGCTTCAGGTAGGTGTCCACGCTCGCGGCCGGCTGGGACAGGCGGTCCCCGCTCGCGAGGAGCGCCCCGTTGACGAAGACGTGCATCTGCATCGTGACGTTCGCCTGGTCGGTGAAGAACTTCAGCGCCGAGTTCAGCTCGTAGATGCCGGTCGCCGGCACGGTGTAGACGCCGGTGCCGGGGTTGTAGTTAGCCCCGACGTCGTACTGCTCGAGGTCGAAGATGATGGTCGTGACGGTGCTCTGTGCGATGACCTGACCGCCGTCGCGGATGGCTCTCAGGCTGTTCGAGTCGAGCGTGACGTCCTGCCGCGGGCCGACGCCGGGCCGCACCTCCGACTCCATCCAGCGGTCCCGGTAGCCGCCGCCGGTCTGGCGCCCGGTCCACTCGGTGCGGTGCACGCCGTCCGCGATGGAGTGCCTCACCGAGTAGACGACTATCTTGATGGCCTGGTCGAACGTCACCCCGTCCTTCTCGATCTCGATCGTGTCGCCGAGCTGCGCCGGGTAGAACAGCGGGGTAACGAGCGTGACGAACGAGCGCGGCTCCTTCAGGTCGGTCAGGATTGCGTTCGCCATCCGGGTCGCCTCGGCCGAGGTGTCGATCCCCGACGTCGCGGCCTCGGAAATCTCCATGAACCTGATGCCGTAGGCGGTCTGCGAGCCTGCGTCCTGCACCAGCACGGTCTGGCGCAGGTGGCTGATGATCCTCTGCGTGAACGCGACGACGACCCGGTTCCTGATGTCCTCGAGCGAGTACCGCTGCTGCGAGACGGAGTAGTAGAAGTCGCGCGTCCACACGCGGTCAGGCGTCACGGCCACGACGCGCGGTGGCTCGTAGAACGCGAGCTCGAACGCGACGCCGGTCCAACGGAAGCGCACGTCCCAACCGATCTGCGCGGCCAGGCGGCGGATCGCCTCGAGCGTCCCCATGCGCTCCTGCTGGAATCGGCGGATGCTCCAGCCCGGTGCTCCGATGGTGACCATCGTCGGGATCTCCCCGACCATGTTCGCGTTGAGGATGTCCTGCATGACGGTCTGGACGGCGGTGCCGCCGCCCGACGAGTACGGCAGCTTGTCGACCTCGATGAATCGGTCGAGGATGCGCCCGCCCCGGTCCCGCGCCGTCACCACCACCTCGTTGTCGTCGGCCTTCCCCCAATCGACCTCGAGGATGCGGCCCTCGAAGACCGGCACCCAGAACCCAGGCCCGGCGTCGGAGCCGCTCACCGCGGCGTCGATGAAGATGCGGCGGCCGATGTCGAGCAGGCGCCCGAAGGTGCCGTTCGCCTTCCGGTTGAGCGCGCTGTCGTTCAGCGGCGCTACCGACAGGTTCCAGTGGGCGCGCGCGAGCCGCACCGTCGCAACCATGGTCGGCTGGTCGTTGCTCTCGGCCCACTCGACGGAGTTCACCCAGTTGAGCCCCTTTCCGACGGGCAGGTTCGCGTAGTCGCGCAGCACGTCGTCGGCGTCGGCGATGCGCACGCGGGCGAGGGCGTTGTAGCCGAGCTTCGAGAACACCGCCGTCTCGATGGGGTTGAGCGTGCGCACCGGCTCAGACCTCGACGAGGGTGATTTCCACCGTTCGGTTGTTCTGCACGAAGGTCGCAGACATGACCGCCTGGACGAACTCGCCGCTCGGCAGCTCGCCGAGCACGATGGCGCGAGGCGGGGGCGTGACGATGCCGGCCCCCTCGGCGTCGAGGCGCGGAAGGTCGGAGAAGGCGCGGCCGGCGCTGAAGACGGAGGAGATGGCGGCGGCTGTCATGGCGTACGGGACTACCACCAGGTCGTCGATCATCCCTCCGTCGAATTGGAGCGACGGCGTCCCGGCAGAGTTCTGCGTCCCCCCGACGGTGAGCATCCTCGTCCTGCTCAGGTCAGGCAGGGTGTCGTCCACGCCGGTCACAAGAGACTGAGCCACGAGGACGCCGCCGACGTAGAGCTTCAGCTTGTTGAGGTCGCTCCCGAAGATGACGTTCCGGCGCATCACGGCCGCCACATGGACCCACGTGTTGAGCGGGACCGTCGAGAACGCACTGAGGCTCGTCGTCGAGACGGTGCCTCCGAGCTCGTTCGCTCCGGCCGTGACTCCGAATGTCACCGTGTTACCAAATTCGAAGCCAGCTGACATGCTGACGAAGAAGTAGTGGCCTCCGGCGGTCACGTTCGCCGCGTTCTCGAAGATATTGGCGAAGCCGCGCCCCGAGAAGGAGAAGCGATCGTCCCTGCGGTTGAGCCACAGCATCACGGTGAGGTCGACCGCCGTGCGGATGTCCTCGGAGATGGTGCGCCCCGAGCCGAGGAAACTCTGCACGTCGCACTTCAGCAGCCCGGCCCCGCGCGCTCCGTCGACCCATGACGTCGGGCCGAGCAGTGCCTCGAGTTGGAACTGGTCCGAGTAACAGTTCACGGCTGAGTCGGCCACGTCCTCGAGCAGTTCGAACTCGAGCGTCGGGACGAGCCCACCGGTCGTCACGGTCGAACTGATTCGGAGCCAGACGTTCTGGCCGATGTTCGCGCTGAGCGTCGAAGGGTTGACGGTCTGGATCGTCCCGTCGATGCCGTTCGTCACATCTCGAAGCCGGCACCGGACGGCGCCGGTGGCCTGCACGTAGACGCTCGCGGTGTACGTCGTCAACGCGACGCCGACGACGCCGCTCGTCTTGATGCCGGCGCGGATGCCGTTCACGACCGCCGACGTCAAGAACTCGAGCACGCGCGTGCCCTGGAACGCGACCCAGCCGACGGCGAGCCCAGGCACGTCGGTCGACTGGAAGACGCCGAGCGCGTCGACGGCCGCAAAGCCAGTGGTGTTCGCGCTCGCGTCGGTGCCGGTGCGGACGTTCGTGGGGAACAGGTTCGTGGTCGCGCGCTCGACCGAGACGGCGCCCCCGTACTTCATGCCCGTCTCGACCGCCTGCGTGTTCGGGAGGTTCGGCCCGCGGCGCAGCGAGTAGACGTTCGACGCCGCCGGGTCGAGCGGCCCGAAGCCCTTCAGGTCGAAGGCGTCGATGTCGTAGCTCCAGTGGTGACCGTTACCAGCGAGCAGGCCGTCGATCATCAGCGCCGTCTCAGGGTCGAGCACCGGCGTCTTGAAGCGCCACACCCGCTTCAGGGCCGTGCGCGTCGAGCGGAGCTGCCCGTCCATGGTGCGCTGCCGGTTGCCGAGTTCCTCGAACGAGTACTCGGCGGAACCATCGAGGATGGGGATCGGGATGTTGTTCAGGCGAAGAAACTCCACGGTTCAGCCCCCAACCCACTGCGGCGCCGCCGCGACCGACGCGCCGGTGCGGATGAAGCTCTCGCGCTGGATGGTGCGGCGCAGTTCCTTCCAGAACGCCTCCGGGTCGGGCGCGACGACGGTGAGGTTGTCGATGTGCACGCTGAACCCGCCACCGCCACCACCACCGCCGCCCATCATGCCGCCGAGCATGTCGAGCGGGATGACCGCCTCTGGGCCGGACTCGCCGATCATCGCGAACGTGGGCCTGGTGACGACGCCGCCGGACGCCATGTGGGGGACCTCGCCGCTCATCGATGCGAACCGGAGCTGAGCGAGCTTCACGCCGGACGGAACGTTCGTCAGCGCCTCGGTCGCGGCGTTCGCCGCGTCTGACATCGCATCGATCGCGGCGGTATCCCGCGTCACCGCCTGCTCGAACTCCTCGCTCTTGTGAGTGGCAGTCTCGAAACCTTTCGCCGCAGCCAGTGCCGCGTCGGTGGCTTTGTTGAGGTCGGCGTTCGATACGAACCCCTTGCCCTTCACGAAGTTCGCGATGCGTTCGCCGATCGTCGACACGAAGTCGCCGAACTCGTCGAGGCGGTTCGCGAGCCAACTGATCGCCTTGTCGATCTCCTTGAACGCCGGCTCGAGCGCCTTGGTGATCTCCTCGAACAGGATTCCGAGAAGCGTCAAAGGGAGCATGAGGATCTGAAGAAGCGGGGCGATGACTTTGAGCAGCGTCCCGATCAGCTTCAGGATCATAAAGATCGGTTGCATGACGGTCTTCCCGAAGCTCCCGAGCGACTCGAGGACTTTGGACACGTCCTTCAGCGGAGCCGTGAGCGACTCGATCAGCGGCGTGAGCGACTCGAGCAGTCCACCGATCGTTTCCAGCGGCCCCTTCACGATAGCCATCACCGCGTCGGTGGCGGGCGATAGCGCGTCGAAGAACGAGGCGAAGCCGGAGACGAGCGGCTCGAGCACGTCCAGCACCTTGTCGATCGCCCCGTTGACGTGGTCGAGGATCTGGGTGAACCCCTCCGTCTCGGAGATCAGTTGGATGAGCACGGCGATCAGCGCGCCCCACACGCCGCCCACCTGCGCGCCCTGCTGGGCCGCCGAGACGAGTTGGTTCAGGCGCGGGATCGCCTGGAGCACCGAGTTGGCAAACACATTCATCACCCCGGTTGCGGTGAGCTGGGCCTCTGCGTGAGCCTGGAAGGCGTCCGCCGCCGTGGCTGCTACCTCGGCCGATCGAGCCCATCCATCGGCGGACATCTTGGCCTGCTCTGCCTCGAGGAACTTTCCATCAATCGCAAGCTCTTCTGCTCGAACACGTTCCCGCGCCGATTCCTTGGAAGCGGCCCCGGACGCCTCCAGTGCTTCGTTGAAGTTCTCGAATCCATGAGTCGCGAGCTTGAACTGCTTCTCGGTATCTCCGATTGCGTCGAACTCGTCCTTCCGCGCCTTCACCGCTGCCTCTATTTCGCTAATTTCATCGTCCCTTCTGGCCGCTGCCACCTGCATCTTTTCGACGTCAGTGAGTCCCGTCGGCTTCTTCGCCGCCTTGCCGATCTCGCCGGTGAAGTCTTGGCCCTGCTGCCAGACGACCGCGACCCGTTCGCCAGCCTTTGTCATCGTCTTGTCGATCTCTTCGCCGAGCATCTTCCATGCCTCGGCGGCGCCCTGCATGTTCCCAGACAGGACGTCGACGATCATCGAGGCGACACCGGCGATCGCGGTGCCGACGGCGTCGAAGACCGCGACGACTGCGATTCCGACGGTCGCGACGACGCGGAAGACGTTCGCGATGAAGTTGCCAGCCTCCTTCAGTCCCTTCGCCGCTTCTGTCGAGTTCGTGAACTTGTCGGTGATCTCCTGCAGTACCGGCGCGAGCTGACTCGCTGCCTGGGCGCCCACCTTCTGAAAGGCCATATGCAAGGCGTCGATGTTCGCGACGAACTTCTTCATCGGTCCGCTGCCGGCATCGGCAGCCGCCTTCGCAGCATCGAAGACAAAATGCGCGAGCTCCTTCATGGCTCTTGCGACCATCTTGAACGCTTGGACCGCGAAGGCCGTGTTCACGTTCTTGAACATGTCCTCCATGGTCTTTTTTGTTTTGTCTGCTTCTTTGCCAGCAGATCCGAGTTGCCTCTCGATGGCGTCGAGGCGCTGGTTCACCTTCGCCATACCGGCGTCGAAGCCGGTCATGTCCGCATCGATCTCGAAGCTCAGCGTTGAGATAGCCATCTAGCGCCGTCCCTTCCTCGCCCGCGCATCTGCTTTCGTCTTGTCCATGGCCTTCTTCCGCAACTCGTAGTCTAGCCGGAAGTACTCCTTCCACTCCGCGAACGCCTCGACCGTGAGCGCTTCCTCAAGCTCCGACACCGTGCGGTGCAGCTTCAGGGCGAGGAAGTGGGAGAAGATTCGCTCGGGGTCGGCTCGGATTTTTTTGCGACTACGCCCTCCTTGACGTTGATCATCGTCATGGCGGCGCTGACCAGCTTGTCGATGCCGCCACCGGCGAGCTGGTCGGAGAGTGTCTGGTAGTCGTGCTCGGAGAACGCGCGCTGCTCCGTTCCGGGAAAGTAGGTGCAGGCGATGACGGACGAGAGCTGCAGCTTGCCGAGGTCAAACTTGATCTCGACCTTCTGCTTCGGCTTGCCGTTCGGCCTGGCCTCGTCCTCCTCCTCGATGTCGGCCGAGCCCATCTGAGCTGCCTTGTAGATCCGGTTCCGCACGCCGAGCGTCGGCTGGCGCACCTCAAGGTTGAACCCGTTGTGCTCGACGAGCTCGGTCTTGGCCTTCGGGCCGGTGAGGAATGCGTTGCGAATCTGCTGCTGGTCTGCAGTGAGTACCTGCATGTCGTTCTCCCGTGGTTGGTGAGGCGCGCGCACTACAGCAGGCGACCGACGGCGCGTCTACCTCGGGAAGAAGCTCAGGTCACTGCGGACTGATGCCGAAGAACGCGAACCCGTTCGCCGGGGCCGTGAGCGGCGGCGAGAGCTGCCAATTCAACGTCGCGTTCACCAGGTCATCGACCGCAGCCGCGACCTCCTGCGACTCGAACGTCACCCAACCGCGCCAGAAGTCGGCCTGTCCGCCTGGGTTCAGCTCGAGCACCTTGCGCGTCCCGTCGACGAGTAGGTTGAACAGGCGCACCGTGCCGGCGCCGGGGTCGAGATCGTCGAGCAGCGCCTTCAGGTGGCTGATGCTCCCGCTCGCGTCCTTCAGGAGCGGCAGGCGACTCCGGTTGTCGGTGACCGCGAAGACCGTCACGTCGCCCATGTCGCGCGTCATCGACACGCTGAACTCCTTCGATTCGATGACGTCGAGCGTCGGGAGGAAGTTGCCCGAGACGGTCACGACGTCGGCCGGGGCGAGCGCCGGGCTGAACGTCACCTTGCCGAAGAGGTAGTCGATGGTGAACCCGGTCGTGACCACGATGGCGTTCACCTTCACGGTGACCGCGGCGTCCGGGTCGATGATGCGGCGCAGGAAGTTGGTCACCTGGAACACCGCGTCG